AATCAATTTATAGGCAAAAATCAAAGGTTTGCTTATCAAAAAGCAAAAAAAGAATGGGCTGAGATAATAAGGCTTTATACACTTAAAAATAAGCCGTATAAGCCGATTAAGCAATGTAAGCTTACTTTATTTTATTACTTTAAAGACAAGACCCGCAGAGACCCTGACAATTACAGCGGTAAATTTATTTTAGATGGTTTGGTAAAAGCAGGGATAATCTTTGATGATAGTTTTTTTAATATTAACTTAATATTAAAAGCTAGTGTGGACAAAGGTAATCCAAGACTTGAGATATTAATTGATAACGAGGGGTATATTAATGATTAAAACTATAAAGATGCTTGCTAAGCATCACAATATCAAAATCAAAGATGCTGCATTGATTTTAATAAAAGCTAGATTTGATTATAATTTAGCTAAGCAGATGATTGATGAGATAAAATATAAGATTGTAGTTTAAAAAATATGGAGGGATAAAATGAAAAGTAATATAAAATCTAAATGCACAAATTGTCAATACGATATGTTTAACAGCATATCAAACGATGTAGCAAAAGCAGTAATAGCGGTATATTTATATGACTTATCGCTAAAAGGCTATGGCAAAAAGAGAATACAAAAAACATTTGATGTGTTTAAAAATTATATGAGTGGAGAAACCTTAAACTTCTTAGGGAAAACACTTAGAAGCGATGAGATGATTAATCTAATCTCAAATAAGTTTGATATAGATTTTAATCAAATCCAAACAGTAAACGAAACGAGGCAGGATTTTAAAAGGAGGTGAGATAGTATGTTAAAACCAGCTATATTGTTTGAGCAAGCCTTGCAGCAAAAAAACATGGAAAACTGGCACAATCAAGATGACATTTATTATAGCGACTATAATTATAAAATAAAAATAAACGATGACACATGGGAGCAACATCAATTTGTTTCTTTAGATAAAAAAGGTGATATAATCGGGTATATTACTTACAAAATCGACCGTGTATCTATGTCAATTAATTCTTTCGGAATTATATCATATGAAAAAGGTAATACACAGTTTGTGAAAGACGTAATTCAAGTTATTGACGATATTTTTTATAAGTATAATTTTAACAGATTAGAGTGGTTTGCTTATGTCGATAATCCTGCAACAAAAGGATATAGGAAGTTTATAAAGAGATTTGGAGGTAGAGAGTGTGGCTATTATCGACAAGTTTCAAAAATGCAAAATGGGGAGTTAGGCGACGGGGTGAGGTTTGAGATTTTAAAGTCTGATTTTAAAAGGAGATAATATGTGGATTGAGATAGCAGTAGATATACAAGATATAAGGATAGGAGACACGATTATTGACAACGATGGCAAAATAAAATTAGTAAGCAAAGGTAATCTTAAATATAACGAGTTTATGGGGTTAACTCTTTTTGGAGATTGTTATAAACTCGGAACACAAAAAGTAAGGAAATTAATATATAAAGGAGTGGTTTAATATGATTAAAAATAAAGATAATTTTACGTGCAATAAGATGTACTCAAGTATATGCAGCACAAATTTGGCAGGTCAAAAAAACTGTGATTGTTGCGATTGCTTTTATAATAAATGTGACAATTGCAGTTATGAAAACACTGGAATGTGTATAAAATGCAAGTTCCAAAAAAATGAAGAAGAGGCGAAATGAAAAGAACAAACAGAAGTTATTTAAATAATCCTTATCTTAAAAAGCCAAGCGGAAAAAACAAAAGGGGAAGGACTAAAAAAGAAGAAATAGAAAAAATATCAAAGTTGCAAAAGCTGATTGATGCAGTAAAAAGATTTTTTGAAAGTATACTAAAAAAGCATGTATAAACCTTGATATTTTATCAAAAGCATGCTATAATATAATCAGATAATAAATTATATATTCCAGTTTCGGGGAGTGTAACACAAAGTTACACAAATGTCATCAAATATCATACAATTATTTAATGGCATAGCAAAGCTATAATTTTTAACTCTAGCAATTTAATACAAAACAATCTGTACTTAACAACAGTAAAATGTTAAGAGTGATAACTACTAAGTGTTATGTAAAAATAACGTTGTATGCACAATACAACGTTATTTTTATATGTTGACATAAAATATAAAAGTGATATAATTAAGATAAAACGAGTACCTAAAAAAAAGAGGTGATAATTTGGCAAATAAAACGGTTGTTGATTATTGGTTGACAGAGGAGGGATTGTTGTTAATCAAGGGGTGGGCACGTGATGGCACACTTACAAAGAAATAGCAAAAGATAAACTAAAAATATCAACATCGACTTTATGCGTTTGGCAGCATAAATACCCTGAGATTAAAGAGGCTTTAAAACAATGCGGAGAGATAGTAGACCGAAGAGTCGAAGATTCTTTACTTAATCGTGCTTTGGGCTACAACTACACGGAGACCAAAACAACAATAGAAAATGTCGGTGGTATTGAAGTTGTGAAAAGAGAAATATGGGAAAAACATATGCCTGGCGATGTGACAGCGTGTGCTATATGGTTAAATAACAGAAAGCCAGGACAATTCCGTCGAAATCATAACATCGAAAAGCTCAAAGAAAAAGAACTTGAAGTAAGAGAAAAGGCATTGAAGAAAGCTCAAGAAGAAAACGGAATTCTTGAAAAATTAATTGAGGGGTTGAAAAGCAATGGCTCAGACTTACAATCCTAAGCAAAAAGATTTTTTAAAAAGAATACAAAGTAATACATTGTCACGTATAAATATATTAGAGGGGTCTGTATCAAGCGGCAAGACGTGGATAAGCTTAGTAGCGTGGGCGTTTTGGGTTGCTACTATGCCAAAACGAGGTTTATATATGATGTGTGCAAAAACTCTTACAACTTTAAAAAACAACTGTTTATTACCACTCCAAGACTTGATAGGAGAGTCTAATTTTACTTTTAGCGTGTCAACAAAAGAGGGGATGCTGTTTGGACGTGCAATATTGTTAGAGGGTGCAGCAGACGCAAAGAGTGAGGGTAAAATACGAGGGTTAACTTTACAAGGGGCATATTGTGACGAGTTAACATTATTCCCAAAAGATTTTTTTACGATGCTTTTAAGCAGATTAAGAGCGGCGGGAGCTAAATTAATAGCAACAACAAACCCCGATAATCCTATGCACTGGTTGATGACTGATTACATCAAAAAACAAAATGATTTAGATATGTTAGTTGTAAAATTTTTGATTGACGATAATTTGATGTTGCCAAACGATTACGTTACAAATATCAAAAAAGAGTATTGTGGTGTTTATTATGACAGATTTATTTTAGGTAACTGGGTGGCAGCTGAGGGTTGTATTTATAATAAATTTGCTGCAAATCCTCAAAATTATGTTTTGCATAAAGCCCCCGATTATATTATTTTTGCAACAATTGGTATTGACTTTGGGGGCAATGGGTCAGCTAATACATTTCAGCTTACTGGATATACGCAGGGTTTAAAACAAGTAATAACACTTGATGAGTATTACAGCAAAGATGAGCTAGATGCATCACAACTAGCTAATGAGTTTTGTAAGTTTGTCAAAAAAAATCAGTTACAATATAAAATATTGGAGGCTTATGCAGATTCGGCGGAGCAAACAATAATTAGGAGTTTTAAAAATGAACTGATTAAGCAAGGCATAGCTTTAGTTGTAAAAAACGCTCGCAAAGGTGAGATTACAGAGCGTATAAGATTTTATAATATGATGTTTGGTTGTGATGCGTACAAAATAATGTCACATTGCAAAAAAACAATTGAGGCTTTCCAAAATGCAGTTTGGCAACAAAATACAAGCAAGGATATACGCTTAGATGACGGGAAAATGAACATTGATACTCTCGATGCTCAAGAGTACAGCACGGAAAGTTTAATGCAACAAATAACACAAGCAATACAAGTAAGGAGTTGAGTAGATGCAAAATAAAACGCAAACAATTGAGGATATATTAACAAATCTAGGGCATAATGTTTTGGTTACAAAGTGCCATAGGCAAAAAGAAAAATTATGGAAAGATTGGTATCAAGGTTGTAACAGCTGGCACAATATCAATATCTATAATGGCAAACAAAACATAACGAGAACACGCAAAACATTAAATATGGCTAAGAAAATGTGCGAGGATAAAGCTGATCTGCTTTTAAACGAAAAAGTTAATATTACAGTATCAGAAAGTAATCAATCTTTATTGGATAACATACTTGATATCAATAATTTTTGGGTGCAAGGAAATGAATTGATAGAATATGTAAACGCTTTTGGAACTGGGGCTTTTGTGGAATATCTTGATAACAACGAGATATCAATTGACTTTGTTACAGCATCCAATATTTATCCGCTGAGGACTAAAAACAAACAGATTATAGATTGTGCTTTTTGCACAGAGCACAATCAAGGCAAAAACAAAATCTATTTTATCCAGCGACATTTAAAGCAAAATGGCACTTATGTAATCTACAATGATTTTTTTGACGATAAAGGCAATAAGATTGCTAATGATACAATCAAAGATGTTTACTATACCAAATCTCCTTATCCATTTTTCCAGATTATTAGACCAAATATTGCCAACAACTTTGATATTACATCGTGTATGGGTATAAGTTGTTTTGCAAACGCAATTGATGATGTTAAAGTAGTTGACAATATCTATGATAGTTTTGATGCTGAGTACAACCTAAGCCGCAAAAGGGTATTTGTTGATGACTCTATGCTTAACGTTGATTATGAGAGCGGACAAACAAGACCAACGTTTGACCCATCCGACCCGATATTTCAAATGTTTCCCGGTCAAGATGCAAACTCTAAGATACAAGAGATAAATGGTGATATAAGATATGATGCATACATAAAAGGTTTAAATCAAGCTTTAGACATATTGTCTGAAAAATGTGGATTTGGTAAAGGATATTACAAGTTTGACGTTGATAATACGCAAACTGCAACAGCTATAATAAGCCAAAATTCAAAATTATTTAGAAGAATTAAAAAAGATGAGATAATACTCGAAAAAGCATTAAAAGACATGGTAAAATCAATACTATTTTTGGCAGGAAGAAAAGAAGAAGAAATAAGTATCTCGTTTGATGATAGTATCATAGAAGATACTGAAGCTTTAGCAAAAAGAAAACTGCTTGAAATATCAGCTGAAGTAGACGATGCAGTAGGATATTGGGTAGAAGTAAAAGGATTGACTAAAGAACAAGCAATTGAGAAAATGCAAGAAATCGAAAGCAGGAAAGGAGTAACAGATGAAGCAGAACTAGGAGTTGATATGTAATGCTAAAAGAAGAAGATTACGAGGAAATCACAAAAGAAATAGAAGAAAAAGGACAATTAACAGAGTTGCTGTTGTTAAAACTTATTGCCAGTTTTTTGAATATCGAAGAAGACGAGGATATTGAAAGCTGGAGAGATAAAAATTTATTATTAGTTAATCAGATGGCAAAAAAAGCAAAAAAGATAATAAGTACAAATGGAGTAACTGATAATGACATATCAAAAACTTTAAACTTAGCAATAACAACAGCTTTATACAATCAAGACCTTATCTATAAAATGGCACTTGATAAAGGGCTAATCAAAAATAAGGCTGGAGATGCAACTAAAAAAGCATACTATAAACAAATATTAACCGCTGCAATTAAAAATACACGCAAATACAAAAACAGTGTTAATACAACAGCTTTAAACATGACTAAAAAAGCATTTAGAGATATTGTAAATCAAACTTATCTCGATGTAAGCACAGGTAACATGTCACATATAGATGCAGTAGAGCGAGCAACTAAAGCACTTGCAAACAAAGGTATAACTGGTATAAATTATATATCAGAAAAAGGGAAACCAACAAGAAGGACCGTATCATCTGCAATCAGAACTATGATTGTAACATCAACATCACAAACAGCGGGGCTTATGCAGTTGGAACGTGCTAATGACTGGGGTCAGGATTTAGTCGAGGTATCATCACACAGCGGAGCAAGACCATCGCACGCAAAATGGCAGGGCAAAATCTATAGTATAAGCGGTAAACATAAAAAGTATGCACGCTTGACAACAGCAACAAATTATGGTACTATTGAGGGGTTAAAGGGCATCAATTGTACACATGATTTTTATCCCTTTTTTGAGGGGTTAAGTCAACAAACATTTAAGCCGACTTCTGACATTGCAAAAAATAACGAAATTTACGAGCAATCACAAAAACAAAGGGAATATGAGCGTAAATTGAGAAAAGAAAACACAGAAAAAGAAGTGCAAAAGTCAGCAGGGTTAAAAGTTGACGAAGAACCAAGCGAAACAGAAAAACAATACAGACAATTTTTAAAAGAAACTGGTAGAACACGCAGAGCGTACAGGGAAATCTAAAATATGCCAAACTGGGCGTAAAACGAAGTGAACACACGTTAAGCGACAACGTTAAAGCATAGTGTAAAGGAGCATTTTATGAAAAGAGAAGATTTAAAAGACTTAGAATTGTCAAAAGATGCAATAGATAAAATCATGGAGTTGCACGGCAAAGATATCGAGGCTACTAAGTCAAAAGTAGAAGAAAAAATAAAATCAGATTATGAAAAACAAATTATGGAACGTGACAAACAACTAGAAGAACTTAAGAAAGTTGATGCATCAGCTTTTGAGGCTAAAATCAAGGAATTACAAGAAGAAAATCTTAAGTCTAAGTCAGATTTTGAAAATCAATTGAAACAAACAAAGATTGATTTGTCAATTGAAAATGCGTTGATAAAGGCAGGTGCAAAAGATGCAAAACTGCTTAAATCTATGATTGCAACAGATAAAATAATCATAGATAACGACAAAACAATTGGTTTAGATGAGCAACTAGCAGATATCAAAAAATCCCACGGATGGGCTTTTGCAGACGAGCAAACGAGCATTACAACAGGACAACCACAACAGCCAAACACTACACAACCAAGCTTATCTGATGCAATCAGCGGAGCGATGTTTGGCAGATCTTAATTAAAAGAAAGAAGGAATTTAAATGCCAATTACTTTATTAGAAGCAAAAGAAACTTGTCAAGATAAATTGACACAATATGTTATAGATGAATTTAGAAAATCAGCACTTTTAGATATGTTACCATTTGACAATAATGTAAAACCTGATGGGTCAACATCTATGTTATACGCATACAATCGTACAACTACACAGCCAACTGCGGGAGTAAGAGCAATAAACGCAGAATACGTTGCACAAGAAGCAAAAACAACACGATATACAACAGAAATGAAAATACTAGGTGGATCATTTGAGATTGATAGAGCGATTATAAACAATCAAAAGGGAGTAATCGACCATGTTACTTATCAGTTGAACGAGAAAATCAAAGCTACTAGAGCACTATTCCACGATTTATTTATAAATGGTGATAATGCCACAAACTCTAATGAGTTTGACGGATTAAATAAAGCTATAACAAATTCGGCAACAGAAATTGTGCCCACTGCTGCTATCAATTTATCTACATCAGCAAACATCACAACTAATGCACCTGTTTTGTTAGACACAATAAGAAAATTGATGTCTGAATTGTCAGCTACTCCTGACGTTATGCTTTTAAACTCACAAATGTATGCAGTATTCCAATCAATAATGGACAGAGCTGGTATGGTTACATCAAAAGAAAATTTCGGAACAGAAGTATTCAAGTGGGGCGATACAGCAGTTATGAAGATGGGAGATAAACCAGGCACATCAGACCCAATTATCCCAACCGTAAATGGGGAAACATCTATTTACTTTGCTAAATTGGGAATGGATGCGGTGCACGCTATATCCCCAACACAGATGATTAATACATACCTACCAAATATGAATGAAACTGGAGCAGTTAAAAAAGGTGAAGTTGAGTTAATCAGTGCTATGGTTATGAAAAATCAATTTAGTGCAGGTGCTATTAGAAAAATAAGAATTGCATAAGGAGGGGAAATAAATGCCAAGAATTTACTCGGATAATGAAAAACACGAAAATTTATGGTGTGGCGGTGTTAACTTTGAAAAAGGAGTCGGCATAGCTGCAGCGGATGCAGATACAAGTTATTTTACGGCTGGTTATGTCGTTGATACATCAAAGTCACAAAGGACTATTTTTGATGACATGACAGCTGCACAGCTTAGACAAATCGCATCAATATTGCAGTTGACAATAGACCGAGGTGTTGCGCCTGACACAAAACAGGTGCTTGTTAGAGCAATAGAGACAGAATTGTCAAGTAAATACAGAGCAACGGTATCAGTATCATCAGCGGAAGGCACAGAAGTCGGAGATACAGCAATCACAATAACAGGTGCAGGAACATACAAATACAAAACATCAGTATCAACAGCGGTTAATGCACTTTATTTAGATGATGTATCGGATTGGAACGATATAGCGTCAGGTGATAATATCACACCAACCGCATCTCACGACACAATAGCAGTGTGTAGAGTTGATACAAATGGTTTAGTACTTGGGTATGGTTCAGCAACTATAACTAAAAAGACATTATAATTAAATTTGGAGGCACGTTATGGCGTATATAGTTAAAAGCGACTATACAGCATTTACAACAACAGCAATAAGCGATAGCGATTTTACATTAATATCAGAGCGTGCCTCAGATATTATTGACACAATAACTTTTAATAAAATTGCAGATAAAGGGATATCTTCTTATCCCTTGTCTGTACAATCAAAAATAAAAAAAGCGACATGTGCATTATGCGAGTCAATACAAATAAATGGCGGAGTTACAACATTAGCACAGTCGGTAGACGACTTGACAAGTGTGTCAATTGGAAGTTTTAGCTATGGTAAAAACTCCAACAGCGGCACAAATAGCGTACATGGAGTAACAATTCCACCTCTTTTGTATATGTATCTATCAGGCACAGGATTACTTTACTGTGGAGGAGTTGATATAGTTGATAATACAACAAATCCCTGCAATACTTTTAATACATAGCATAGTTCTAAAAACTGGCAAAACAGTTGATGACTGGGGAAATGAGAGTTTTGCAACATCAACAACAGTCACAAAAGTAAGAGTTGAGCCAAAACGTCAACTAGTCACTAACAAAGACAATCAACAAATTACAACATCAGCAATGATGTTTGTAGATGCTAGATTATCAAGCTATACAGCATTTAATATTGATGATACAATTAATTTTAATAACAAAGATTATAAGATTGTATCAATAGATTATCCGTATACTGATAAATTGCATCATCTCGAGATAGGATTGATATAATATGATAGTTGATATAAATTATCAAGCAATACAACAAAAAATCAATCAAAAAAAAGACAAAATAATATTAGTTGTTAGCAATGAATTCCTAAAAGATGCCAATTATTTTTGCAGAGAAGACACAGGAGAAACAAAAAGAAGTGGCATAAGATTTAGCTTACTTGCAAATGGTAGAATAATATGGAAAACTGACTATGTGCGAAAAATATATTATTTTGGTAGCCCAGTAAAAGATAGAAACCCAAACGCCTCACTTATGTGGGGGCACAAAGCAAAAGACAAAAACATGGCAAAATATCAGACTATAGCAGATGCGATAGTAAGGAGTGATTAAATGTTTGACGAGGTGCAACGATCAATAAAAAACGTGATAGATAATATCACAACATGCAGCGTGGGAAGTATTCCAGCAAGTGGAGGATTTTCGCTCTATTTTGGCAGTGGCTCACCCGTCAAACATCTTGATAACTCTTTATTATTTAATATCACAGTTGCAATAAACGCAAAAAGCACAAACTTACAAGATATGCTGCAAAAATATAGTCTAATATTAAAAGCACTAAACAAACATCAAGACGAGGGCACAACATGGCAGATATTAGACGTGGTAACAACAAACAGCCCAAGCTATGTAGATAGAGATTTATCTACAAAAGAATGGTTATATAACGCACTTGTTGAGATGCAAGTATACATACATGATTAAAAAATGAGGAGTGATAATAAATGGGATTAGAATTAGCAAGAGAAAACACGGTACAAATAAATGTAAATCCGAGTGGTGCGGCATCATGGGCGGATCTGGCATGCGGTTTCGAAAACATAGGTAACTCTATGTCAGAGATTTTAAATCAAGGGTATTATTTATGTGATGGTGGTTTTGGTCACACAGATGTGACAGGCGGGCAAGTAACGTTGACGTTAAGCGGTAAACGCAAAAGCGGAGACACAGCACAGGATTATATCTTTGCACCAAGCATAAGATATGGTTTTGGGTCAGCAAGAGAGACACAAGCAAGATTAACGTATAGTGATGGTACTATAATCGAGTGGGCATGTACATTAGTTAACATACAAGCAAGCAGCGGAGATGCAGGAGGTGCGGAAAATGTAAGCGTGGAATTGCATTTCAACGGTGCACCTACCATAATTTCAGGGGGCTTA